AAAAATACGTATGCTAGTGCAGAAAATGCATTGACAACTAGAAAAAATTATGGTATAAGCATTATAAATGCCGACAGGGAAAATGATATATTATGAATATATATAATTATATAAATGATTTACAGTTAGGTATAGGAGAGACTAAAAGATTATCTTGTCCTAGTTGTAATGGATACAAAACTTTTACAGTAACGAATAATATGGGTAGAATCTTGTGGAATTGTTACAAGTCTAGCTGTAAGTTATCAGGTTCAACACGTATCCACCTGTCTGTAGAAGATATAAGGGATGCCATAGACCCAAGTGTACTTGATGATGATGTAAATGATTTTACATTGCCTGAGTATGTATTACCACATGGGGATAGACCTAGTGTCACTTCTTGGTGTGCGTCTTGGAGTATAGATATGTCCAAGATAGAACTGTTTTATGATGTGAAAGATGACAGAGTTGTCTTTCCTATTCTCCACGATAATAAAATGGTTGATGCCACAGGAAGGGCACTAGGGTCTCGTTTACCCAAATGGAAAAGGTATGGAAGAAATAACTTGCCTTTTACTCATGGATGTGGTAGGGTGGCAGTAGTTGTTGAGGACTGTGTGAGTGCAGTAGCAGTAGGTAATGAGGTATATGTTGGGGTAGCAGTGTTGGGTACATCATTAGCTGAGGCACATAAGAAATATCTCTCACAGTTCTCGACTGCTATAATAGCTTTAGACCCTGATGCCTTGCCAAAGACATTAGCTTTTGCGAAAGAATTACGAGGTCATGTGAATGACGTTAAGGTACTACGAGTACAAGACGATTTAAAATACAGGAAAGAAGAAGATTATAAACAATTAGAATTATTA